ACGTTTACCGATGATGAGCAACGTGCGTTTAAAGAAACAGCGTTATCAGTTGGCCTTAATGGTAATCAAGCCTCTAAGGTTGTTGATTTTCTAAGTGAAACCTTTAACCAGGCGTCGGTACAAAACGAACAATCGGCTACGCAGATTGTCGCGGATAACAGAGCCGAATTACAAAGCGAATGGGGTAACGCCCTGGATCAAAAGCTAGAGAGAGCGCGTGGCGCGGCTGTTCAGTTACTAGGATCCGATGATATTTTTGGAGAATTACAACTGAAGGATGGAACCTATTTAGGAGATAATCCGCAAGTAATAAGAATGTTTGCTGCTTTAGCTGACCAGATAAGTGAAGATACCCTGGGCGGCCCGACAAGTGAGCAAATTAGCACGCCGGATGAGCTTGAGCGCGAAAAGCGAGAACTCACGCAACCTGGCACGCCATATTGGAGCAACATGCACCCAGATCACGATAAATACATACAACGTGTTTTAAGGATCAATGAGCAGTTATTTCCAGAACCAGAGGGGTAATCCTTGGATCCCTCAAGGTAAAAACTATTTTGGGCCTTTTACGAGATAACCCACCTCAATTTTAACTTTATTTAACGGAGGTACTTTAAATGAGTACACAGATTACGACTGCTTTCGTTAATCAGTATTCTCAAAACGTATCATTATTATCGCAGCAAATGGGTTCATTACTGCGTAATACTGTGCGAACTGAGTCGGTTAACGGAGAAAAGGGGTTTTTCGAGCAGATTGGTTCTGGTGTAGCGCAAGCTAAATCAAGCCGTCATTCGGATACGCCATTAATGGATACACCGCACGCTAGGCGAATGGTGACTATGACGGATTACGAATATGCTGATTTGGTTGACGATCAAGACAAAATCAGAATGTTAATATCGCCTGAGTCAACATACGCAAAGGCAGCGGCAGCGGCTATCGGTAGAGCAATGGATGATGAAATCATCGCTGCTTTAGGCGGTACAGCTAAAACTGGTGTAAGTGGTGGAACGTCCACAGCGTTACCGGCAGGGCAAAAGATCGCTCATGGTAGTGCCGGCCTCACGATTGCGAAATTGGTCAGCGCGAAAAAAGTCATGGATCAAAACAGCGTCGATCCCTCAATAGAGAGATATATTGTTGTTTCACCAGAGCAGATTGAAGATCTATTAAACACCACTGCGGTACAAAGCGCCGATTTCAATACGGTAAAAGCGCTTGTGCAAGGTGAGGTTGATACTTTTCTCGGCTTTAAATTCATAACATCTAATCGTTTGAAAGATAACGGAACTTCTAGGCTATGCTACGCATATGCACGCGAGGGGATGGTTTTGGGAATGGGTAAGGAACCCACTGCCAGAATTGACGAGCGATCAGATAAATCATACAGCACGCAGATCTATTACTGTTCTTCCTTTGGCAGCAGCCGTCTTGAGGAAGAAATGGTGGTCGAAATTGCGTGTAACGAGTAAGGAGGATTGAACAATGGCAAATGTTAATACTACATTAGTAACCAATTTTGAAGCCTCGCCTCAAGTAATGAATCCGGCACATCAAATGCACGGTGTCAAGCGTATTATGCAAGGCACGATTGCGTTGGCCGCCGGTGATTTGAGTGCTACTGACACAGTTATGTTGGCGCCTATCCCGACAAATGCAAGTGTAACAAGTATCAAGCTATTTAACGACGACTTAGATAGTGGAAGTACGAATACCTGCGATGTTGGTTTATTTTCAGCTGATGGTAACGTCACAGCGATAGATGATGATTGTTACGCAAGTGCGATCACAGATCTACGCGCTGCTGTTATAACTGGCACAGAGGTGGCTTTTGAAGCGCGTAACATCAATTTGATGGGTCAAAAAGTGTGGCAAGATGCAGGTCAATCATCGGATCCAGGCGGAAAATACTATATTGGATTGCTTTTTGATGCAGCCGGCGACCAAGCCGGCGATCTATCATTTATGATTGAATACGTCGTAACTTAAAATTAACCAGGGGTGAGCAATGCCAAGTGTTGTGGAAATTTCTAATAACGCGTTAAATGCCATTGGAGCGACAAACATTACTAGTATGGATGAAAACTCTAAGGCAGCGCGTGTTATTAACCAGGTGTACGCCAATGTCCGCAACGAAGTGTTTCGTGCTCATCCCTGGAACTGCTTAATTAAAAGGGCTGATTTGGCCCAAGACGCTGCAGGGCCGGCCTATGGATATACCCATTCGTATACCCTGCCGACGGATCCTTATTGCCTAAGAGTCCTTGAGTATTCGAATGGTTCATTAACCTATCCATTTGATAATCTAACAAGTAATTCTGGCGGAAGTGTATTTGTTATTGAGGGTCGTAAGTTATTAACGGACGAGACAACAGCAAAGATTAAGTATGTGTCGCGTGCAGAGGATCCAAACGAATATGACGCCGGATTAATTGGCACGTTATCGGCTCGTTTAGCCTATACCATTGCGTATGCGCTGACCGGTTCGACAACAGTTGTTCAATTGCAAAAGGCGCTTTTCGACGAAAGACTAAGAGAGGCAAGATTTATTGATGCAACAGAGGGCGCACCACAACGGATTGAGGCAAGTGATCTAATTGAATCGAGGTTGTAATGGCACGATCAGCACCAGCTATACAATCCTTTGTAGCCGGAGAGATATCGCCCAGGCTAGAGGGTCGTGTTTCTATCGATAAATACCGGGAAGGACTATCGGATCTAACGAATATGGTATCGATGCCTCATGGCGGTGTAGCGCGTAGACCAGGCACGAAGTATCTTGGGGAGGTAAAAACAAGCAGCGTAAAATGCAAACTTATTCCTTTTCAGTTTAAAACGACGGATACTTATATTCTGGAGTTTGGTGAGCAAATCATGCGTGTGTATCGTAATGGCGAGCAAGTTTTATCCGGTACAACCAAGACTATATCGGCGGCAACAAAAGCTAGTCCAGGCGTTATAACAGCGACATCTCATGGCTATTCTAATGGTGATGAAGTTTTCATTGATTCTGTTGGCGGTATGACAGAATTAAATAGCCGTAATTATAGAGTAGCGAATGTCACAACTCATACGTTTACGCTAACTGATTTATTTGGTGTAGCGATAAATACAACAGCGTTTACAACCTATACAAGCGGTGGTTCAGTAAATGAAATTTTAGAGATAGCGACGCCGTATCCAGAAGGAGTATTAACAGAACTGCGATTTGCGCAAAGCGCTGACACAATGTATATCGTTCATCCAAGTTATGCGATACGAACATTGACACGATCTAGTCATACGGCTTGGAGTTTTGCGACGCCATCGATCTCCGGATCACCAAGTCCAAATCTAAATAATGCGAGTAATAATTATCCAAGTGTTGTTACGTTCTTTGAACAACGTCTGGTATTCGCAAACACAAACAACAATCCGCAGACTATATGGTTTTCGAAAACAGCGGATTATAATAATTTTACAACTGGCACAAATGCGGATGATGCGCTTATTTACACAATTGCCAGTAATCAGGTTAACGCAATACGTTTTCTCACAGCAACGCGTGTGATGACCATTGGAACCGCTGGAGGGGAATTTGTCGTTAGTACAACCAACGATGGCCCTATAACGCCGACAACGACGCTGATACGAAAATACAGTAACTATGGCACGGCTCAGATCGATCCGGTGCAAGTTGCTGATGTTACGCTGTTTGTGCAGCGCGGTAATCGAAAAGTAAGAGAGTTTCGTTATGTCGGGGATATTGATGCGAGTGGGTACACCGCGCCAGATATGACGATCTTAGCCGAGCATATTACCGAGGGTGGTATTACAGAATTTGCGTACCAACAAGAACCCGATAGCGTGGTATGGGCGTTGCGCAGTGATGGCGTTTTATTAGGCATGACCTACCGCCGTGAGGAGCAAGTTGTAGCCTGGCACAAGCACACAATTGGCGGTGCTTTTGGATCGGGCAGTGCTATTGTAGAAAGCATTGCGACATTGCCAACGGATACTGGTGAAGATGAGTTGTATATGATTGTAAAAAGAACGATCAACTCACAAACAAAACGCTATGTTGAAAAGCTAAATGTATTTGATTTCGGTACGGCGGCTACCGGCTCTTTCTTTGTCGATAGTGGTTTGTCCTACTCTGGAAGTGCGGTCACGTCTTTGGGCGGTATATATCATTTAGAGGGCGCAACTGTTTCTATATTGGGCAACGGAGGATCACATGCAGACAAATCGGTTAGCAGCGGTGCTGTATCTTTGGATATATCTGCAACAACAGCGGCGATTGGATTAGGTTATACATCTAATTTACAGACACTTAGACTTGAAAGCGGATCAGTGGATGGCACAAGCCAGGGAAAACCTAAACGTATTCATCACATAACGCTACGCTTATTTAGAACTGTAGGATTAGAGGTTGGATCATCGTCAGATGATATCGATCGAGTGCCGTTTAGAGACAGCAGCATGGCAATGGATCAAGCTGTTTCGCTCTTTACCGGAGATAAGGATATAGAGTTTTCTGGTGGATTTGAGGAAGATGAGCGGATCTATGTAAGGCAATCGCAGCCATTACCGCTTACTGTTCTTGCTTTATATGCACGCATGAATACTTTTGATATATAGGGTAAGCAATTGGAATTCTTACAAATTTTAAGTTTGATATCTGCCGGATCATCGTTGTTAGGCGGTATCAATGAAAAGCAAGCTGCCGATAATGCAGCGGCTGCCGCGCAAGAGGCCTCTAACTTTAATGCGGATCTTATAGAACGCGATGTTGATCTTTTGGAAAAGCAACGCCGGTTTGTTAATGAAAATTACAATGTTTCAAACGATCGAAAGAAACAAGGATTTACCGCTGTTCAAGGTGAAGTTAAGGCCAATTATGCCTACGCTGGGATTGATGTATCAGAAGGAACGCCAATAGATGTTCTTCGCACAAATGCCAGAGAAATGCAGTTTGAACTTGATACGGACACGTTTAATAACGATGTAACGAATATGCAGATTGACGACGCTCAAGAGGATGCAAAATTAAACGCTCAGTTGGCGCGTATGGAGGGCGGTAGTGCAGCGGCATCATTAAGGGCGCAAGGAACAAAAAGTTTAATTCAAAGTGTCGGTACGGCTGCCAGAACTCTTTATTCATAGGTGATAGATGCGTATTCCTTTATATACAGCGCAATCCAGAGCAACGTCGGAAGCGCCTGGAAGATCGATTACAGCGAGAAAAAACGTACAAGCCGCAGCGCAAAGTGAATTAGCCAAGGCTGCACCATTCTCGGCGTTTGCTGATGAAGTGTCTAAATTTAGCTTAGAGCGATTTAAGGTTGTTCGAAACAATCTGCTTAATGAAGCGGATCTGGCAATGGACGAGTCAATGTTTGAATTGGCGCGAAAACTTGAAAAGTCTGGCAATTACAATACCATCCTTGATGGCGAAAATCCTACATGGAAAAGTGGCACGGACGCTATTAAAACTGAATTGCTGGGCAAAGTTGGAAAGGATGATTTTAGCCAGAAACAATTTAACTTACGTTTTGGTCAGAATGAATTAAAGCATCGGTTTCAGCTGCGCTCTGAAGTTGATCGACAAATAAAAATTGCTAGCCAGGGCAACTATTCAAAGAAACTGGTTAAGGGCGAGTCGGAGTTGAGTGATTGGCGTTTAGATAAAAAAGCGCGAGATGCTATTACACGACCCATCAATGTTTTCACTGGCACATATATTAATCAAACAAAAGCAAATCCAGAGAAGGTTAAGGCGACAATAAAAGCGATGGAGATTAATGCGGCAAGAGCAGCTTTAACGAGATATATTTCTGAGCAGCCTGGTAAAGAAATTACAACATTAACGGCAATGAGAGAGGCTTTAAGAAATGGGCGCAATGGTGAAACGCTTGAAGGCCCATCTGGATCACAGACATTACCAGCACCTTTAGTTGGTGGGGAAAACCTTTATGAGAGATTGATTGCGTTTGATGATGATGAACTCGCCTCAATAATCAATACAACATCCGGTGATATTGCTACAATATATGGCCCAGGATTTGAAGAAAGAGCGCGAGGATCCCAGCTAAAAGCAACATCAACATATCTAAAAAGTAGTGCCGATACGCTGCTTTCTCAAATGGAATTAGAAAAGGCTGATGCAACAAAGGTAGCGGATCTACTTGGTGCGTTTAATAAGCATATAAACGACAATCCAAATGTAAGCGCTGACGTTATCAGCAAACGTGACGAACTAAATTTGATAAATGAATTTTCTATTATTTCTCAAAAAGCCTCAGTTACAAATATGGACGCGATTATTTCAGATTTTAAAGATGGAAAAATGCTCGGTGGCAAGGGGATGGATACGGAGGCGGAACAAAAAACGCTGAAGTTTCTGGAAAGTCGGCGTGATAAGATGGAAGTCGCATTAAAAGAAGATGCCATTCAATGGGCAACGGATAATGGTCTAATACCAGAACCACCTGAGTCAGCTAAATTGGTGAATGAAGATGGAACCTTTAATCAAAGTTTTGTTGAACTTAGAAAAGTACAAGCTGAAACAGTACAGGATTATTATGGATTGCCAGCCACGCAATTTTTAACAAAAAATGAGGTAAAGGAGTTTGGACAATATCTAAATAAAAAGGAGATAGCGCCGGAAACTAGGTTGGCTTATCTCCAAAATTTTGTCCAGGCATGGGGTAAAAATGCCAAAGATGTTTTTTTGCAAATGGAAATAAAAAATGCTGTAACACAATCAGCGTTGGGATCCTTGGTAAATGGTGGAAATTTTGAGACAGCAAAGCTAATTCTTTTTGGAATGGATAAAGTTAATGCTGGTGAAACGATAAATGAAACCTCTGCCAATTTAAAAACCGCCTTAGAGAACATAACAACAGGATCCGATAATAAAGATATTCTAATGAATATGCGCCCAGAAGATAAGGCAGTTACTGTTGAGTTAGCGACAGCGCATTATTTGGGTAAAGGATATGTGGAGTATGACGAAGAAAGATGGATAGAGTCTTACCAGGCAGCGCTAGGCCGCGATGGTGACAAGGGTGGAATACAAGATGTTAATGGTGAGCCGGTTATTTTGCCGCAGAATTTCACACCAATCATGGCTGAAAATGTACTAGACAATTTAGCGAACTTTCATCTTAGATTTATGGAAATGGATGTTGGTGGAGATCCGGCTGGCCGTACCATAGACAGAGATCTTTTGATGGATATCAATAACAATTCTGACTATGTTCTAAGGTATATTGGAGGCACAAACTATTTTATCTTTGATACGGCTCGTAACAAAGTGGTGTCGTATCCACCTGAGCTAGATCCTGAGGGCAACCCAGAATATTTAGAAAAGGTCATTATTGACTTAAACTTACTTCTCGACAGTTTTCCAGCGATAGTTCAACAACGCAACAACCCGACAAAGCCAGTAATACCGCCTGACTTTTCCGGAATAACGAATTAATTATGAGTGCAATATTTCAAAAAACGATTAATAAATCGTACCTAGACATGTATGATGGCGTTGACACAAGCCAATCTACATTCAGTGAAAACTTTGGTGCTGGTCGCAGACGCCCTATTTATTTAAGTAATACAAGTTCTAAGGCGCGCAGTTTACAAGATGCCTGGCAACCATTTATCGACGAAATAAATACTAAGTCCGATACAAAATTTGAGAACCCAGCGCTTAAATTACGCCGAGGAGTGTTTGGAACGTATCTAGCGCCATCTGATACACGGCGAGAATACAATGGTGCGGTCACAAACATTATCGATTTTTTGCAAAGTAATGAAGAAACATTTGGCCCAGATATGGCCAAGTTAAACC